GAAACGTCAGTGACTCCATACGAAAGCTACTTTGAGCGCAACACGCAAGAAGCGCGTCAGATGGGCGCTGTGCTACAAGGCGACGTAAAGGCCGCAACAGCTACCGAAGCAGAGATTGCAGCAGCAGAGAATAACGCTCGTTTGGTTGCGCTGGCTCAGGGCTTGGAGTCTGCATATCAGAAGGCGATTCTGTACTGTGGCATGTTTGAGGGCTTGTGGGGTGCTGATGCCATCGAGCAGAATGCAGATCAAGTAGTTATCAGCCTGCCTCGCACATTTGCCAAGTCCAAGTTATCAGTAGAAGAAGTGCGCGTTATCATGGAATTGGTACTTGCAGGATTGAAGCCGCAAGAGTTGGCAATTCGTGAATTAGCAGAGGGCGGTTGGTCTATGGATGATGCAGAATCGGTGCTGAACGCTATCGACAACGGCGATAATTTGACGGTTTAGTTTAACGGGTATAAAATCACTACAGCGATGCGGTGCATCATAACTAGAGGCGGTGCCTATAATGTTTGTTGAATCATTGGAAAAAGTGCCCGAAGATTGGCGCGATCAGTTCGTAGAAGTTGAAATTGACGGTAAGAAAGGCTATCAAGACAAAGACAGTCTAGCGCTTAAGCAACTAGCGTTTAACGTCAAAGAAGAAAACAAGACGGTCAAAAGCCGTTTATCAGAATTTGAAAAGCAGCAAGCAGAAAAGCTGGCTGAAGCAGAGCGCAAGGCACTTGAAAAGCTCAAGGCAGAAGGTAAGACGGATGAGATTATTGCCGACCTTGAGCGCCGACATGGTGAGACAGCTAAAGAGTTTCAATCGCGCATTGACCGATTGACCAATAGCATCAAGACCGAAAAGCGCTCTGCACTTGTAGCAGATTTAGCAAGCGAGTTAGCAACAGATTCGGGCAGTAAAGCATTTAAGCGCCTAGTTGCAGACCGCATCGAGGTTGACCCAGAGACGGGCAAAGTAACGTTTTTAAATGATGATGGCGGTGCCTCATCGTTAGATTTGGCAGGGTTCAAAGCGGAGTTGTTAAAAGATGACAGCTTTGCGCCACTGCTCAAGGCAGGTGTTGTTACCAAAGGCGGTGGCAATGCTCAAGGCTCAACAGGTGCAGGCGGTGCCAACAAACCTAAAGCCACACGCGGCCAATTCGATTCAATGAATCCGGCCGAGAAAATGAGTTTCATTAAATCCGGTGGCGTAGTCACCTAATAAACATTTGAGGGCTTTAAAATGGCTAACACTTTAACAAATTTAGTTCCTGACCTGTACGCAGCGCTTGACGTTGTATCGCGCGAATTAGTTGGTATGATTCCGGCTGTTACGATGGATGCTCGTGTTGATCGCGCTGCTGAAGGTCAATCAGTTCGCGTGCCAGTGGTTCCAACTAACACTAGCTCAAGCATCACTCCAGCAATGGGCGTGCCTGCTGCTGCTGATCAAACTATCGATAACGTTGCTATCGTTATCAACAAAGCAAAAGCTGTTCCTTTCTCTTGGGAAGGTAACGAGCAAGTTGGCTTAAACTCTGGCGTTGGTTATGGCAACATCCGAGTGAACCAAATTGCACAAGCAATGCGCACCTTGGTTAACGAAATCGAAGCAGACTTGTGTGGCTTGCATAGCACTATGTCTCGCGCTTACGGCACTGCTGGTACAACTCCATTTGGCACTGCTGGCGACTTCACTGACGCAACTCAGGCTCTGAAAATCCTGAAAGACAACGGCGCACCTGTGCAAGATAACCAGTTGGTGGTCAACACTTCTGCCGGTGCAATCTTCCTTGGTAAGCAATCAAACTCATCAGTTGCTTTCGAGCCAACAATCCTGAATCAAGGTGTTTTCCAAACCTTATCTGGTATGTCTGTTCGTGAGTCTGGTCAAGTTGTTACCAAAACTGCTGGTGCAATGGCTTCAGCTACCACAAGCAACGCCGCGTTAACTGTTGGTCAAACTGTGCTGCCATTAGCAACTGCTGGTACTGGCGTTGTTACTGCTGGCGACGTGATTACTTTAGCTAACGACAGCAACAAGTATGTTGTGGCTTCTGTATCATTCGCAGGCGCTAACCCAGCATCAGGTGATACAATCACTATCGCTGCTCCAGGCTTACGCGTTGCTCAGTCTGCTGCTACTCGCGCAATCACTGTTGTTGCAACTTCAGCGCGCAACTTGGCCTTCAACCGCTCTGCAATCGTACTGGCAACTCGTATGCCGCAACGACCGCAAGAAGGCGACATGGCTATTGATGTAATGACTATTCAAGATCCGCGCTCAGGCTTGGCTTTTGAAGTGTCAATCTATCCAGGCTATCGCAAAATCCGTTACGAAATTGCGCTGGCATGGGGCGTTAAAAACATCAAGCCAGAGCATACCGCGTTACTGTTGGGTTAATAGCCAACAAAATAAAGAGGCGGCTTAGGTCGCCTTTTTTATTGCCTATTTCAAAGCGTTGCGCTAATCTATTTAAATTCCCACGCTTGGCGACAATGGCCGATGCAGAGTTACAGACTAGATTGGCCTTCCTCCAATCGCCTTAGCTTCTCTGTTGAAATTGTTGAAGGCAGGTTCTTTCTGGCTGCATAGTCCAGTTTCTACCTTTCCGTCGTAGCTGCTCGATGCCGAAGCCGCAGCAAACAGACCAGCCTTGTGCTGGTTTTGTTTTTCTAGTTGACACGTGGCGCTTATGTGATACATTTAGGATTCGATTAACTAATGAGGTTGAAGAAATGAATAAGCAGGAATTGATTGATAAAGCTGTGCATGAGTTTGGTGGTAAGTGGCCAAGCGTTTTTAATATGCCAACAAGGCGCACTGCGATAGATGGCTTTTACATAACTGATTGCGGCACGATGACGCATAAAGACCATTGCGAGTGGTTTAAGGACCGTGAATTCCAGCAACGCTCCAAAGAGCTAGGCTACATCAACGGCTATCGCTGGGGTGTTGAATATCCGACCAATGGCAAGAAGCCTGATTTTCCTGGTGATGTTAAAATATCATACAAAAATACGTATTATGGTGACGCTTGGCTTGATAATGCGCTTGCAGTTGAAAACCTTTATTTTGAAAGCGAACCTGGAACTTATCCAGTCACATCATTCAAAATCACTGACCAGCACTACAAACCATCAGATACAAGCTATCTCGTAAGTGAAATCCCAGAAAGTAAGTCAAATGCTGAAAACGTAAGTGATTGGTACGATTACGAAGCGCGAGAAATGAAAACACTGCCAGATAACAACGCTGATGTTGAGTTATTAATGGGTGGAGTTTATCAGTGTAGAGTTGAATATATTGGAGTTCGCAGTTTTAAAGTCGTATTTTATCGTTACGATACGCACGAAATTGATCACGCTGAATTACCAACTGCGTCATTCCGCCCACTAGACCACAACCGCAAAGCAGAAGCAGAGAAAAAGCGGGTGGTTGATGCTGCAATCAAAGCATGCGACAAAGCGAGAGAGGATAAAGGCTTGTTGCAGGCATTCAACGAGCTATACGACGCAGGCTTCTTGCGCAAACCAAGCGAGTAAGTGCTATACTAAACCGCCGGAGCTTCTAACGGATTAGTCACGGCGATAACTTAACTTTCGGAGGGGATATGAGCGGTACAGATACCAAAGACAGCAAGAAAGGTGGGACGGGCGGCAATGCAGCTCGCAAACCTAAGCGTAAGTAACTTTACTTTCTTCCTTGCTATTGCTTGGTGCTTAATTGCTCTATTCAATAGCAAGGCTCTTGTCATGCTTGCCACTTTAATCAGTTACACTTTAATACAAGCCTTCACAACTACTGACTTTGCAGCTTTTTTAGTAGTTTCAACGATTTACTTTTACTTCGCGCAAGCCGATATCACAAAAATATCAGATTTTAGACAGATATTTTTGGCGTTTGGTGCTGTATACTTTTTGGGTGCAGTTGACCAAGCGGTGTTTTTTCACGCCAACTTCGACACAAGATTTGACAGGATTCAGCCGTACTTGATCACAATCATCAATGCTTATGTACTGGCTCAGCTTTTAGGTGGCGGGGGCAAACAGGATGCCGGACTTATTGACTACATTACTCATCATTGTATGCGTTGGCTTAATGGGCTATCATTGCTACATCCGAGTCAAGAAGATCATACGCAATGAAAGAGAGCATGAAAGAGCTGCTAGATCACATGATAACAAACGTCCATGATTATACTGGCACGTTAACTCACAAAGCCATCACAGCAGCGGGTGGCACAAGTGCTGTATACAATCTTCGAGACTACTTGCCAGATCCAATTAATAACGCAATAACGCACATTGGCGCTTTCCCTTGGATGGACTTATTGTCATTCATCGCTTTGCTGTTATTGGTTGTTGAACGCTCATTTATTGTTTGGGCGCGCATTAGAGAACACAGACGCAGCGAGGCTAAATAATGGCTACACTCGGCACTAATTCATACACCACAGCGGCTTTATATGAGTCCTACGCAGCAGAGCGCGGGATTGTCGTATCAACCGCAACGCTTGACCAAGATTTAATCTTATCTGCTGACTTCATCGATACCTACTACACTTTCAAAGGTCAAGAGCTAGATGCAGCGCAGGCAATGAGCTTGCCAACTGATGTTGTTGCGATTGCTGACATTAGCAAGGCGGCGCTCAAGGCTGTTGAGCTACAGCAGGCAGGCAGATTGTCACTTGATGCAAGTGTATTGGCTGGCGGATTGATTGCGGCAGAATCCAAGTCGCTTGACGGCGTTGGCTCTAAGTCAGTTAGCTACGAATCCGGCTCGCAGGTAACATATAAACCAAGGACACCCGAGCTAGACCGTTTGCTTATGCCGTTTGTGAAAGGCAATTCAGGATTGCAAAGGGGCTAATCATGGCTACCACAAAGCAAGAATTCAAAGACCTAGCAAGCGAGCTTATTGACTCGGAGTTTGCCGACTTTCGCCAGGCTTTAGTCATCACAAGTGGCGGCACTTATAATCCGGTCACTGAGTCGGTAACAGGCACGACACAGCGCACTTACCAAGCAATTAAATTCTCAGTTGACCTAATCGACTGGCAAGGCACAGACGCGCAGCAGAGTGACACAGGCGCGGTTTACACTCGCGTCGATACATTTACGCCAAGCGTGGGCGATTATTGCAGCTTAGGCGGCTTGGCAATGTCTATTGTGGCGATTAAGCTAGATGCTGCTGATGCGACGGTTAAACTTGTGCTGAGGGCGCGATAATGGCTACCGACTACAGCAAAACGCTATC